CACTACGAGCGAGTTTGAGGGCTACAACGGCACTGCATGGGCATCGGTGGGTGGCGCGGCGTTAAGCAACGACACCTCAACCACATCAAACATCTATCCGCTGTCTGCGGCGGCTACTTCTGGTACTGCCTCCACGCTATACACCTCAAACGCCAAGTTGCTCTACAAGCCTTCTACGGGCGAGTTCCAAGCCTCTGAGTTGGTGGCAAGCAACGGCTTGTTTGTGAACGCCACAAGCATTGCGGCAAGTTACACCATCCAGTCTGGCTTTAACGCACAGTGTGTAGGCCCAGTCACCATTGCATCAGGTCAATCTGTAACCATCACCAGCGGTCAGCGTTGGTTGGTGTACTAAGAGGAAAACAACATGGCTTCTATAGTCTCAGCAGGAACAACCAGCGCAACGGCGCTGAACATGAGTGCGGATACCACGGGTATCTTGCAACTTGCGTCGAACAACGGCACTGTTGGATTGACGATTGACACATCACAGAATGTGGGCATCAACAATTCAAGCCCTACCATCCGAACAAAATTGATGGTTTCAAGTTCCAACGCAAGCGACACAGTGACAGTTGGAACGGTAAGTGGTGGTTTTTCTATCACCAACACAAACAGTGCTTATGGACTTCAATTTGGCTCTTTAAGCACTGGTAATAGTTGGATTCAGTCTGCCCGCATGGACGGCACTGCGACTGCTTACAACCTGCTTTTGCAACCGGGCGGTGGCCTTGTAGGTATTGGAACCTTATCGCCTCAAAGAAAAGTAACAATCATTGGCCCAGATGGCGCAAGTGGTGTTACAGAAGGTAACTCAAGAACTGCTTTGTTCCTTGATAATAGTGGCGCAACATATATAAACATTGCCTCTGGTTCAGCAAGTCAAAGCGCATTATTTTTTAGCAATACTTCAGCAAACAATATTGGTGCTGTTGCTTATGACAATACAGGCAACTATTTGCGATTTGACGCCGCTAGTGCAGAGCGAGGTCGCTTTAATTCCGATGGTTCGTTTTGTGTTGGTAAAACTCAAGCAAGTGAAAGCGCAACCACGGGTAGTGGGTATGGTTTTGCCTCACCCACTGTTGACCCGTTTTTCTCTGTTGTCAATGTAAATGCTTCTGGCGCAAATGCGTGCATATATCTTTCTAAGCGTACAACTGGACAGATTATGGTCTTTCAGACCAACAATGGGACTACCAACAGTACAGTTGGAAATATTAGCACAGCGGCGTCAAGCACGGCTTACAACACTTCATCTGACTACCGACTAAAGCACGACATTACACCAATGACTGGTGCGTTAAGCCGCGTTGCTTTATTGAAGCCAGTTACATACAAATGGAATGTTGACAACGCTGATGGTGAGGGTTTTATCGCTCACGAACTTGCTGAAGTTGTGCCAGATTGCGTGTCAGGCGAAAAAGACGCCATGCGCACAGAGGCGTATGAAATCAGCCCTGCTGTGTCGGCAACTTATGATGAAGAGGGTAACGTGCTGACGCCCGCAATTGAGGCGGTCATGGGTGAGCGTCAAGTACCTTCTTATCAAGGCATTGACACCTCATTCCTCGTGGCAACGCTCACAGCCGCCATCCAAGAACTCAACGCTAAAGTCACATCGCTTGAAGAACAAGTTCTGAATCTAGGAGTCAAATAATGGCATCAATAATCAACGCATCCTCAACTGGTAGCGGAGGCATCGTACAGACTGCTGACGCTTCTGGTGCATTACAACTTCAGTCAAATGGTACGGTTGGAATTACTGTAAATACCAGCGGTTATGTTGCGTTCCGAGATGCCACCGTAGGTACAACCGCGCTGACATTGAGGGCGATTGCAAACACCTACGCTGGCGGAGCATTGGGCTTGCAAGATGCGGCTGGAACAAGCAAAACCTACATTACGTCAATTTCCAACGCTACATTTTTTGGCGATAATACATCTGTTGATTGTGCAACCATAAATCAATACGGTTTTGGCGTTGGAGGTACTTTAGGGACTTCTGGCAAAGGCATCACCTTTCCAGCCTCTCAAAGCGCGTCAACCAATGCAAACACTTTGGATGACTATGAGGAGGGGTTGTTTACAGCAACAGTCATTACATCTACTTCTGGAACGATTACTTTAAATAGTGGTGTAGAGGAACTTGCATACACCAAAATTGGGCGGGTTGTCTATGTTCAGGGTTTATTAGAAATATCCAGCGTATCCAGTCCAGTTGGTGCTGTTGTGTACATTCAAGGCCTCCCTTTTACAACCGCTGATTTAGCAGACTACGCTGGTCGTGGTGGAACAGCGTTTTCGGTTAAAGGTATCGTATCAGGAGTAAATATATATGAAGGTCAAACTCAAGTAGAAGTTAATATAAACGCAAGCACCCTTGCTTCAGGTAACCAGTTTTATGTTTCATTTAACTACATTGCCGCCTAACCACGAAGTTCACTGAACACAAGGAACAACCATGACACTCATCCTAAACGGCACTGACAACAGCGCCACAACCCCAGCGGTGACTGGTACGGACACTGACACTGGTGTTTACTACCCTGCCGCCAATCAGGTTGCTTTGGCGACCAATGGCACGTTGGCGTTGATTGTTGATGCCTCACAAAACGTCGGTATTGGCGCGGCTCCTGCGGTTGCCGCAAGATTGGAATTGAGAAGTACGGCTAAAGCCGTGTCTTGGTTTGCCAGCACAAACACCACCCCCAATTCAATTTTAATGACTGGCGGTAGTAGTGCTAACTATGGCGTTGTTGGCGTAAACAACTCCGACAATACTGCCGCTGGAGACCAGTTCCAGTTGGGTTGGACAACTTCTGCAAGTGCGGCTACAAATGGAGTTTTGTTATGGGGCCGAGGAGGTAACTGCATTGGATTAAATACCGCGCCGTCTACTTCAGGCACAGGCATCACCTTTCCTACAACTCAAAATGCATCATCTGACGTAAACACGCTAGATGATTATGAGGAGGGGACTTTTACGCCAGTATTAAATCGAGATGGTACATCTCCTACAGTTACTTACACCGATAGACAGGGTAGGTACACAAAAGTCGGGAATGTGGTAACTGTGAGTATTTCTGTTGTAGCGGCATCTGTAAGTTCCGCAGGCTCTGGTAACACAACAATTACTGGACTGCCGTTTGCAAACGGCTCTACAACATACACAGGTCAAGGTGCTATTGGCTACAACACTGCCGCAGTTAACACCTTATCTGGTTCTTGGATGTCAAGTACAAGCGTACTTTTTAGAAGTGGGACAAGAAGTGATGGAAATGATGCAGGCGGATGGCAAACTGGATATTACGATATGTCCATCACTTACCTTGTTTAACCAAAGAGTTCATTAGCCTGACTGGATTGGTCAGGCTGGACACAACGCCAACTTTAAGGAGAAACCCAAATGGCAATCACCAAAGAAAAAGTAATCGACCAAATCACCGTGACTGAGAACGGCATCGTTCTCTATCGTGAGGCAACTCGCATCATGGAAGACGGCAACGAACTCAGCAAGACCTACCACCGCACAAGCCTGACACCAGCACAAGACCTCACTGGTCAACCCGCCAATGTCGTGGCAATCTGCAACGTGGCTTGGACACCTGAAGTTGTCGCGGCTTATCAGGCTCAAGTAGCGGCTCAAGCGGCGGCACGTCCAGAGGCATAATAAAAAGTGGCGAACCGCTGGCCCATAACAGCGGATTTTTTTCAAAGGAAATGGCAATGAACGAAAAACTGACTCTCTCAACGCAACTGGTAAACCAGATTCTTGGCTACTTGGGTTCACGCCCATACCAAGAGACTTTCCAAATCATCGAAGCCTTACAGAAGGAAGCCCAAGCAAGCATGGGTCAGCCTGAGAAGGTCGTTGCTGAACCTGTGAACTAAGGGGGAAGCATGGAAGCGGTTCATGAATTAGCCACCGAGACTGACAAGCGCCTAAGCGTCCACGAGGCGATTTGCGCTCAGAGGTACGAGGTCATTCAGACCCGCTTCGACGAAGGTTCCAAGCGCATGAACAGGATTGAGTATCTCTTGTACATACTCATTGCTGTCGTGTTGCTTGGCCCCGGTGTAGCCGCAGAATTTGTCAAAAAACTTTTGGGGATGTAAATGGCAGAAGAATCAAAAGAAAGCGCAAAGGGCGCATTGATTGAAAAACTTACCTTTGCAGTCTTGCCACTGCTGTTCACCTGCGTGGTCTACCTCATGTCAGCACTGTCAAACCTGAGCCACGAGGTCACCATCCTCAACAGCAAGATTTCTCTCGTTGTCACTTCCGACAACAAGCAAGCAACGAACACTGGAGCGGAACTCGCTCGTGAGCGTTTGCGTCAAGACCTGTCGCTTGAGATTCAAAAGAATCGGGACGACATCCAATACAACCGCCAAAAGATTGCAATCATTGAAACCAAGTTGGAGAAAAGATAATGATTCCAATAGTTGCATCCCTCCTTGGTACATTGGCTCAGAATGGTCTGGGCCTTTTGTCTTCTGCGATTCAAGCAAAGGGCAAAGAGGTTGTCGAGAGCGCTCTGGGCGTAAAGATTTCTGACAACCCATCTGATGCTGAAGTTGCCAAGTTGCGCCAATTGCAGTACGACCATGAAGAGCGCCTGCTTGAGTTGGGCATTGAAAAAGCCCGTATTGAGCAAGAAGAGTTGGCGGCACTGCTTAAAGCGCAGGCAAACCAAGAAGACAATGTGTCCAAGCGTTGGCAGGCTGATATGTCCTCCGACTCGTGGCTGTCAAAGAATGTGCGCCCCGGCACTCTCGTGTACCTCTTAACAGCGTATTTAATTTTTGCCCTGCTTGACGGCTACGGATACAAGATAAGCGAGTCCTACGTCAACCTGCTAGGTCAGTGGGGAATGCTCGTGATGACCGCCTACTTTGGGGGCCGAACGGTCGAGAAGGTCATGGAGATGCGCAGAAAGGACAAAGAATGAGCCTGAGTCAAGAACAAGCCGCATTCTTACTGGATGCCTGCAAACTCATTCAATACGCCACTGAGCAGGGTTTTATGGTCACTGGTGGGGAGTTAGCCCGCACACCTGAACAGCAGGCTCTGCACGTCAAAGCAGGGCGTTCCAAAACTATGAATTCCATTCACCTCAAGCGCTGTGCCATCGACTTGAATTTCTTCAAGGATGGGCAGATAATCTGGGACAAGGGCATCCTTGCACCTTTGGGTGCATATTGGGAAACTTTGCACCCTAAAAACCGCTGGGGTGGAAACTTTAAATCACTGGTGGATTGTCCACATTTTGAACGAAACGTGGGGTAAATATGGCAACCGCATCGGTAATGACTTACGACTCTTTAGTCGAGAACATCCAGTCTTACCTAGACCGAACTGACGCGGATACCCTCGCCAAGATTCCTCTGTTCATTATGCTGGCAGAGCAGATTATTGCCAGCCAAATCAAGTTCCTTGGCAACTTGACGGTGCAGACCTCAAACATGGTGATTGGTCAGCCTATCATCGACAAGCCTGCCCGTTGGCACAAAACAGTCTCAATGAACGTCACCGTAGCGGGTCAGAAACAGCCCGTGTTGCTTCGCAAGTACGAATACCTGCGTGAGTACAACCCAGACGCCACGGTGACTGGTGCGCCAGAGTATTACGGTGACTACGACTACACCCATTGGCTTGTTGCCCCATCGCCTAATTTGGCGTATGAGTATGAGGTTCTGTACTACGAGAGACTCCAACCTCTTGATTCTTCCAACCAAACGAATTGGTTCACCATCTACGCTCCACAGGCGTTGCTGTATGGGTCTTTGTTGCAGGCTATGCCGTACATCAAGAACGATGAGCGGATGCCTATGTGGCAACAGAACTACGACCTCATCATTCAGACCTTGAAGTCTGAGGATGTACAGCGAATTGGTGACCGTCAAGCTACTGTATTGGATACCTAACCATGTCATTTAACTCGCCATTCACAGGCAACGTCATTCAACCGACGGACGTCTCCTATCGCCGCATCATCCTGACGACAGACTTGCAGTTGGAATGGCCTATCAACGGCACAACGACTGATGACGCCGCCGCCCGCATCATGGAGGTGTCAACTGTCTCCGCCGCAAACGAATTGTGGATGCCTCCTGCCAATCAAGCCTCGGTTGGTCAGGATGCCTTGATTCGCAACGTCGGCGCTGTGGCTGTAACGGTCAAAGACTACACAGGCGCAAACACCATTGTGACGATTGCCGCAGGGCAAGCCCAGTACATCTACATCGTCACCAACGCCACGACCGCAGGTACTTGGGGCATCATCGCTTTTGGTATT